TGCAGTACGAATTCGACACAGCGTGGGGGCCACCTGAAGGAATCTTCCACGCTATCAAAAAGCAGTACAAGGTCAGTGTGTCATGGTTCTATCACGAGCCGGGGATGGAGATAGCAGGATACCTATAGCTTAAGGAGGTGACAACATGAGTACACACAGAAAACAGATTGATTTTAGCGCAATAATCGACTTCGACAGTGGGGAAGTATGTGGCAACCTCATAATACCCAAGGAAATCACTAAACAAAACGGCCTCTGGAAGGCTGACGTGTTCAGCGATTTATCGGGGATGTTTGAAACCCTTAGAATCGAAGCGATAGAGCATTGGGAGGTGACAACATGAACTACAAGCCAGCATTCATATTAACAGGAGAGAGTAAGCCTAGTGTCAATGCACTGGTGTTTGCGACATACGAGGAGGCTCAACGCAACGCACAAGATAAGTTTGCAGTGTGGACACAGCCTATTGAGTACACAGTTATAGAAACAGAGGATGCAGTCAATTATCGCTATGACTTTACTAACAGACGGACAGTACCACTAAAGAGGGAGGTGAGTGATGAATAATACATGGGCATGGGTATACGGTGATGAATGTGATTTTCTTTGGGAGCATTTTAATATGGAAGACAGAAATCCCAATGATCGAATAAAAATTAAACTTATAAAATATGAAGAAGAGGAGGAGGTGAGTGATGCATAAGAGTGTGAACAAACATGAGATAGCAGAGGATTTATTCATGGAGTTAACACTAGCAGGGTCAAGTGTAATCGAAGACGTACTTAACTTTAACGTGGGGGAAGACACTATGCTTAACGTACCAGTAGAGGAAGCAAACACTGAGCTACTAGAAGAGTTGAGGAAGGAGAACACTGAGCTACTAGATAGGATACAGGAGTTGGAGGGTGCTGAACCTAAGCAACCTAACATGAGCGAGGGTGATGAAGACAACTTGAACGATCTGTTCAAGGAGTTACTGCATACATTTAATGAGATCAAGAAAGAGATCAGGGTAGCGTGCATAGATGCAGAAAACAGTAATGAACGCACGAGCTTGGACATGGCTAAGATGGAGAACTTCAGGATAGCATACGAAGACTTACGCATGGCACTGGAAGAGTTCGATTGGGTGAAGACGTTCTCGGTCAATGGAACCATAGACTTTACGTTCTCGGTTGAAGCACACGATATTGACAAGGCTTACAAGCAAGCAGACAGCATGATGTCTGACTTTACTGTCATCTATAACGGGTGCGAAGATTGTGATGATCTAGAGAATGAACATGCAACCTGTGATGTTGAGGAGGAGTAAGTTATGAGTAAGCAAAAGAAAATCATTACGGTATCCGGTTACTTCAACTGTGACATGGACGTAGTCGTAGACAAGGAAGACAAGGAGGATGACTACGAGATTACACGCAGGGCTGAGTTGATTATAGAGTCACTCCTAAAAACCATAGGTGTTACTGGTTACGCAGAGTTCTCTACTCCTGCACAAGATAAAAGGAGGGCGGAAAATTCAGTTAAGTGGGAGGCTGAGAGGAAGAGAGATGAAAGCAAGAAGATTAAGAAGCGTATTGCTAAAGCAGTAGCACGGGAGTTAGCCAAGAAGGGAGGTAAGTGATGAAGGGTAATGAGATCACAGCAATCCTCTTTAAGTGTGATGGTTGCGAAGGCGAGTTTCTTGAGTGTGATGTAGCCACAACAGGTGGGTCTGAAGTGTACTGTGAAGAGTGCTTCAAGGAAAAACAGAAGGAGGCAAAAGTGTTGTGGATTAGCGAGAAAGGAGGTGAGCTATGACTAACAAGAGGGTAGTGAAGTACTGGCGAGGGGGTGGTTGGCACTGGGGTTTTATTGTAAGCAAGGGTCACAAGTGGGTGACAATCCAAACGATTAAAGCAGACGATAAGCATGGTGTGTACAAGGTAGATGTTAATGACACTGATTCCTATACGGAGGTGACTGATGAGTGAGATGAAATACTACAGAGCTAAAGTGTACAACAGGAAGAAGGAAGATGAGACATGGGTTCATGCTTGTGATGATGGAGGTTGGAACATAGGTGAGATAACAGGTGAAGGTAAGCTGATTGAAACAGTAGAGGACTGGGAAGATGACACCCAGTATGACATCGAAGAGATAACAGAGGAAGAGTACAAGGAGATAGTCAAGCAACCGTACCCTAAAGATGAGCAGTTCTTATCCAACTTCCTAACTAAGGAACAGATGGAAGTGTATGAACAGATGAAGCAACGCATAGCATCTGATCATGACAGTGATGTCCAACGCTTTGAACCTAACGGTGATGCGATCACAGAGTTTGAGGTCACCGAAGCAGACGAGATGGAGCTGACGTTGGAGGCTACCTATGTAACTAACATCCAGTATGAAGAGGGTAGCACTAAGCATAGGAATCACCGTAGCTTTAGCTTTCTCATTGATGATCTTGAGGATGTAGTTAACAAGAATAAAACAATAGAGGATCTACTAAATGACAACTGAATACCTAAGCGACAACGAGCGCATCATCAGACCTAAGAAAGCACCGCTGTGCATACACGTGAACAGTCACAACATTCGGAGCAATCGCAATCATGGCGAACACAAACCTGTGATTGTTGTCAGGCATGGCAAGGGTAGCGTGGCTATTTACTGCGATGAGGTTGAGCTAACAGGTAAATCACGTGTGGTGTATGGCAGTAACAAGCCGATGAGTTGTGGGGCAGAGGTATGGATGGAGACTAACGAACCTATCATCTGTAAGTGGAGGTGAGTGATGACACTTAAAGACTATGAGAAGGATGATGAATCAGCACTGGACATTGAGTACAAGTGTACGCCAAGTGCGTTCATTGAATTGTTTAAGAATTATATGTGGTACTCAGGATACGAGAGGGATAAAGAAAGAGAGCGTGAGATGTATGCCCTCTTGTTTGACTTTATTAATGAGGTATGTGAGTGGCCCACGTCTTACGGTAGTTATGACAACGTGGTTGATGTCAGGCCAAGGCGAGGGTTCAACATGTTTACTTACACCAGTGGAATAGTCTCCCTAGAACCTTACACAACACGGAGGTGACCAATGAGTAAAGTAGTATGGAAAGTATATAAGAAAAGTAAGCGTGACGATAAGTTGTGCCTAGTGTATGAGTACCCAACTGAACAAGAGGCGTTGGACTTTATGTTCTGGTGGAATGAGAAGCATGATGGCATGGCTGAATACACTGTTAAACAGGAGGAGGTTGCCAATGGGTAAAGTGTTGTGGATTAGCGAGAAACGTAAGCGTAACTATGCAGCGAAGGATGTCATCACTGAGTTCATCAGATGTCCTGATTGTGAATGGGACGATAAGCCACTCGGTGAGAGTCCACGCACATGGGGTAGGCTAGAGGTGGGCATTACTCCCATAGGTTTACAGGTCTGGTGTACTAGGCATGATCGCAACGTAATACACGTTGACTATCAGCACAGAGATTACCCTGCTGATGACACATATTATGGTGACTTCGGTGGAACCCTGCAACGCAGGAAAGATGGAATTGTAGCTAACCGTGAACAAGGAGATAACTAAATGTCTAAAACAATTAACCAAGCACGCTCAGAAATCTTATCACAGATCATTCAGCTCCAGAACAAACTTGCACTACTTGACTCACTGTCAGATGACGGGGTTGAGCCAAATCAAGTCTTAGTAACTAAGCGTAAGTATCGTAAGCGTACTAAGCCTACCCACTTCCTGAAGGATAAGTATTCTAACTGCAAGAGCATTGCCTCAGCGGTAAGGATGGCAGTACGTGGTATGCAACAGCCTGAGTTCAGCGTAAAGCAGGTGTGTAAGGAGATCTTTAATTACAACGGGGTTAAGAGAATCAGCTCAATCAACGCACCCGTGTACCCAGCTATGGCTAAGGATTTTGTTCAGCTAGGTTATGGCATGTTCGAGCGCAAGGAGGTCTATTAATGTTGGTTGAGTTTCTTATAATATTAGTATGGTGCTTGCTAGTCGTAGGCGTAGCAGCACTAGTAGACATGATATTTAGGTAGGTTTTTTTATCCAACGTGATCCATATTTGGACACACTACTACTAAGGAGAATTAATATGAAACAAGGACTGAGTTCACTCGTAGATTTAGCCAAGGAAATTGAACGACAGAATGATGAGAAGCAGGACTACATGGCTGACACACGTAGCATGTCGCTATCAGCTAACGGTTCCATCCATCTCAACATGGAGGGAACTAATGGTGACACGATGATGTTACCCGTGAATGCCACAGCTGCACGCCAGATGGGTGACAAGGTAGGTATCCCTGCCAAGTACTTCGACAAGATGAAGGAGAATGCACCGGAGTTGTTAGCTACCAACGTGAACCACTGGTTTGCTACGTCACCAAAGAAACACCTGATTCGCACACTGTCTGGCAACGTGCGTGCCTTCTTGTCTGACAGGTATCAACGTATCGATAACGTAGATGTAGCGCAGACTATCCTGCCTGTATTACTGGATGAAGGGCAAGGACTAACGATCCAGTCATGCGATATCACTGAGTCTAAGATGTATATCAAAGCGGTGATGAAAAGCTTACAACGTGATGTGAAGGTAGGTGATACTGTCGAGGCTGGCGTATGGATTACTAACAGCGAGATCGGCAGGGGATTGTTTGAGGTAGCACCATTCATACACAGATTGATATGCATGAACGGGCAGAAGGTTAACGATGCTAAGTTTGGACGCAGACATGTAGGTGGGCGTACTGTTGTAAACGAGAATACGTATCGTGTGTTGACGGATGAGACATTAAGGGCTGACGATCATGCTTTCTTACTGAAGGCACGTGATGTAGTCAAGGCCGCCTTCGATGAGAAACTCTTTGAGGCTAACGTAGATAAGCTTCGTGACACCACTGAGCGTAAGCTTGAGGGTAACCCAGTGAAAGCCATAGAAGTACTAGGTAAGAGTACTGGTTTATTAGTTGGTGAGCAGACAGGTATACTACGTCACTTGATCGAGGGCGCAGATCTCAGCCAGTATGGTGTGATCCAAGCGGTGACACGGTTCAGTCAGGACGTTGAGTCATACGACAGGGCAAGTGAGCTGGAAGAACTAGGTGGTAAGCTCGTGGATCTTACTGAACGTGAATGGAAACCAATAGCAATAGCAGCATAACTGGGGGAGAGATGAGATGGCAGACAAGAAAATTTATTTCGGGGGACTACAGATGAAAGAGTTAGCAATTTTTGTAAGCCAATTAGAGAGAGAGGGCGTTACCTACGATGTTGATTGTCAGGGCAGTGGATGGACGGTCACGCTAACTGGCGGGTACTAAGGAGAAATGAAATGAAAACAAAACAAGAGATACATGATAAGATCAAGGAGGTAAAAGGTGAACTTAAATATCAGGATGGGCCTAACTTATACTGGCAGAGGGGTCAGATGGATGCCTTGCACTGGGTGCTGGGGGTTTACTCTTTAGAGGACTTGGAGTCAGTGTCGTATTTGCACACTAAAAACATTAAGACTCTAGAGGAGATGGAAGCTGAAGACCCTGATGTTTTCAAGAACAAGGAGGAGAACTAGCATGAGAGTAAACTTTGCATTATTCGGGTCAGTCTTTGTCAAGGATGGCGAGGTAACTTACGAGAATGTATACACAGAGCTGGAGAAGGTTCGTGATCAGATCATAGGGAACGTACCTACTGTTGAATTGTATAGACATGAAATATTTGATGCGGACGGAGGTGAGTGGGATGATGGATCGTGATGAGTTTGACAAGCTTATGAATGATGCGCTCGTAAAGCTAGGCTTGAGTGTGTCGGCTGATGACATACCTGAAGAGTTTGACAGGGCGTATGAGCTGTATGCTGACCTACCACCTGAATGTTTAGAGAGAGCAATTGTTGCTGCAATCAAGGAGAGGGAGCGTGTGCGATCAGCTTTTCTTAACTAGACTTTTTAGTCTAGCGTTTTCCAGTTGCAGGTGGTCGTTGAATTTTTGCAGGGTACTGACCATCTGTTCAGGAGAACAACGAGAAGGAGTTTCCGGTGTGTATTCGCTTTCTGCATCGACATCCTCATACCCTCTATGAGCTGGCTTTTTACCCTTACCTGTGATCAGCCAGTATGCTGTGTCTGGTTTAACACGCAGGATACATATTATATCACTCATCACAATGGATGAAGGTGCTACCGCACCTGAGATCCAGCGTGATACTTGGTTTGGCCCCACCTCCATGAGTTTAGCGAGTCCTCGCTGGGATGTATCATGTATTTCAATAACTCTACGTAGTCTATCACCTAGTTTAATTTGACTTTGCTTACCCATAACTTATCTGCGCTCCTTGCAGTGCGACTACATATATGGTACTATGTAACCATATATGAGGACGATTGGTTCTTTATTCTTTTACATAAGAATTTTCCTACAGGATTTCGTGAACTACAATGCTATACGATCCCATAAATGTGCCACTTTGTCTAGTATTAAATGGAACAACTTTCATCAGAGGTAATGTATGAGCCTTACAAAGAAACAGCTTAAGGAACGGAAGCTAGGTATTTTTGGTAGCGAAGCCAGCATTATAGAGGGTTGCCATTACAAGTGCGATCCATTCTGGCTCTGGAACGTCAAGACTGGCAGGCATTCGGATACAGTGCCTGACCTAATGATCCTGCGTGCTGGTCATGAATGTGAAAACTGGGTAGCCAAAGAATACATGAGGCGTTTCCATGTCAAAGTACAGAAGGATAACCGCACAGTGTGGGACATGAAGCATCTATACAATGGCAAGCCCTTCATGGGTGGACACATTGACCGCAAGGTAGTAGGCCAGAAGAAGATTCTTGAGTGTAAGATTAGTTTCACTATGAACAAGTGGGGCAAGGATGGTAGCGGTGAGATCCCACCTTACTACATCTCACAGGTTAAACACTATTGCTCCGTATATGGATACAACCTAATTGACTTGGCTGTCATCCACATGGTGCGCTCACCTGAGTTACGTGTCCACAAATTTGAATTCAGTGACGAGGAGTTGGCTCATTATAGGGAGCAGTGTTACGAGTTCTGGAAATATGTACACGATGATGTCGCACCTGAAGTTGGTAAGGGTGCAGGTACTAAAGAGATGTTGCGTGTTCAGTACCCGATGGCAGAAGAAGGGGTCATCAAAGTAACAAACGATAAAGTTGATCAAGCTATACGCAGGTATCGCAAGTTCAAAAGTGCAATGAAGAAGTTGAAGGACGATCAGACATTGTACGGCAACACAATCATGAATCACATGGAGGACAGCGAGTCTCTTCTTAACGCACAAGGAGAACGTATCGCCACATACAAGAACGACACCAAAGGTGTCAGAAGATTAAACATTAATTAAAGGAGTACAACTATCATGGCAACAAAACAAAAGTTTGTAACACCAGTAGGCGAAGCAACTTACTCACCGTGGGTTATCGTTCCATCCAAGTGGGACAACAAGGCACGTGATGGACAGGGTGGCAGTGTCAAGGGTGAACTTAACGACACTGATGCAAAGTTTAACATTGCACTATCGTTCAGCGTTGATGCATTCAGCAAGTCAGACTTTAAGAAGTCTATCGATAACCTTTGGGATGCACACAAGAAAGCACACGATGGTAAGTACGATGTTGAGCGTCCACCTTATGTTGAGAAGGATGGCAACATCATAGTGAAGGCACGTAAGAACGCTGCGTACAAGAAGGGCAGTGACACAATAGTGTTCAAGCAACCATACGTGATTGACTGCGAAGGCAACGATAAGCTTGAGTACTTCACTAACTCCAACACCTACCCCGGTGCTGGTTGTACCGCACGCATTGAGGTTACCTGTTACATCCCAGATCCAGTTAAGAATCCTCAGACAAAAGAGATGATCTTGAAGATGGAGTTCGATCTCGTTGGCGTTCAGTTCAGTGATGCCAAGGAGCAGAGTCTTGCAAGTGGAGGTAACCTTGGATCTATTGAGGGCGTACCAATCATGGCTGGCATGGCAGAGACAGATGATATCCCATTCTAATTACTAGGGGCAAACCTTATCCTGTGTCCGTAATGAGTGGACAGGTAACACGGCTTCCCTGCTCAGTCGATAACTGAGTCAACTGCGAATGCCCCTCCATGATTCTCATCATGGTTGTCATAAGATTTCGCACAAGGTTAGCAAACTCATGGTGTAAGAACAGATTAGTGCTGGTGATGGGGGGCATCCCCCTCGCCAGCCGTATCTCTAACGGTGGAGGATTAATGATAGGTGACATCAGAGTATATAATTCTAAGGGGAAGCTGACGAAAACAGTGGATGGACAGAAGCATTATGATAATACCTTTAAAGAGATGATCAAGATGTTTGACGCTGACCACAATGTGATGGGCAAGACACAGACTAAGACATTAAAGTGCCCAGTGTGTGGGGTCACAGTAATAGACAAGAGGATGGGCGCAAAGTCGTGTGGTTCCGCACCATGCAAGACAAGAATGGCACGTAACAAAGCAAGGGAGAAGAGAGGTTATGCCCAGATAGATATTAATTGTTCAGAGTGTGGTGTGTTTGTTGAGGATGCAAAAACAAATCAAGCAACGTGTTCAGATCTTGAATGCAAAAGAAAAAGACGAAACAGAATGAATGCAGAGTCATATAAGAAAAATTACTGGGAGAGGAAAAAGCGTGAACAAGAAATGGATAAGACAAACAAGCGTACCAGAGTTCTTAGGGATGGGCAGGACGCTATTCAATAGCAGCATCAAGCCACTGCTTAAAGAAATCAAGCTGTCTGATCGTGCCATCTTCTATGATGTTGATGATATCCTTAATGTATGTGATATGATTAGGGACGGTGCGAGTCAGACTTGTGAGAAAGGAGAGACAAAATGTCAGGACTCAAGCTTAGAAAAAGAAAAGACTCGTCAGTGCTTCACATCGAAGGGGTCTACAACGGACGCAGAGTTAGACAATCTACTGGCACGGCAGACAAAGCACTTGCGGAGGTAATGCTGGCAGACATGGTGAGCAAATGTAGAGAAGAACAATTACGTGGTGGGTACAAGGATGTCACCTTCGGTGAGGTGGCAGTCAAGCATCTGCCTATGCTCACTAAAAAGTCAGCCAACAAAGACTTTGAGTATGTCAAGAAGTTACGACCATTCATTGGTGGCATTATGATGAGTGAACTTGTCAGGCCCAAGGAGGTAGATATGACCCGTCCCATCTATCCGCTGAACAAGTATGTAGCCAAGCGTGCCAAGGATGGAGTGACAGGTAACACCATCAACAAGGAGTTGTCATTAATAAACACGATGGGCAGAAAAGCTATCGTTGAATACAACCTTCTCTCCAAGAAAGTTTGGGAGAACATTAGGCTACTTGATGATAGCGAGAAGCAACGCTTAAAGCTCAAGCCGTCAGTGAGTAAGCACCACCTTGAGTCAGAATGGGAGAGAGAGCTACTCTCTTATTTGCCAACTCATTTACGTGACATGGCTGTGTTCAGCATCCATACTGGTCAGCGTGAGTCAGTAGTGTGTAATCTACAGTGGGACTGGTACAAAAATGATGGTGACATCTATTATTTTCAAGTGCCAAGGGAGTATATGAAGTCAGAGAGACACATGATTGAGGACGCATATGTGGTACTTAATGAGACTGCTCAGGATATTATAGACTCTCAAAGCAAGGTGTCCTCCTATGTATTCACTCACAATGGTATGCCTATCAAGACCATTAACTCTACTGCGTACCAGACAGCACGTATGCAGGCAACGGAGGCATTCCCAGAGATAGCTAACACAGATGTGCATAGCTTCAAGCGCACCTTTGTTACAAGACTGTATGATGCAGGCGTACCGCATGACTGGGTTCAAAGGTTATCAAACCACAAGCTCACAGAGGTGACGGAGAAGTACAACAAAATGAACCCCACTAAGCGTGCTAAGATGTACGAGTACTTGAGTCTGTTAGATTAGGCGCATGTCAGGCACAGCAATGGGGAATGTAACTAGTTACAACAGTGTTTACCAGTAGTTACACAGGCACACCACAGGGGTTCGATTCCCCTTGGGGCTACTTTAACATACTGTAATATCAACAATAACAAACACTCACAAGTCTGACGTTGTACCGTAAATGTACATAAGTGTATATGTTTGTGCCACGATTTAGGCACAGTATTAGCCGTGCCTATTTTTTTACCAATAGCAATCCATATATGTATACAGGAGTACACACATATGAGAGATATTAACCGCATAAAGAAGGCTACTAGGGCAATCAGAAAGAAGGTGGAGGAGATGAATATGAAACTTGAATCCATGAGGAACGACAGAGAGACAGTTAAGTTGCACGACAGGTTACAGAAAAGAGACACCCTAGTTGAACAGCTCAGGTTGTTGGAGAGAACGATTCCGAATATGCACAAGTTAACAGATAAGCAAATCTATGACATCAGCACGGAGCTACGGGAGCATTGGATATGAGTATGAACGCCAAGGATACCTTGGCAATCATGGATGATATGTATAGGGCTTACTTCGGTGGTGGCTTCATGCCATACGGTGGCAAGGACTACCCGATACTCACCACGATAGCAAAGAAGAGGGGTGGCTTCGATCAAGTACTGGCTGACTTCCAGTTCCTACTTGAGTCAGACCTCGAATGGTTACAAGGTGGCAAGACACTCCAGTTCTACATGAAGTTTTACGCCAGCATAGGTGGCGCACGTGACTCACACTATAAGAAAAAGTGTGCTGTCTCCCTGTCAGAACTACAGCAAGCGCAAGCTGACAGCGAGGATGAATACCGTGAGCGCATGAGGAAGGAGCTATTCGATGATAACTGATACAGCTCCTTTCAGCGAAGAGTCAGAGATGACAATCCTTTCCTCTATCCTGAGAGACAAGGACGCTATTCATGTCGCAATGTCAACCGTTGACTCTTCATACTTCTTTAGTCCGAGATGCCGTGAGATATACAAGACTGCTGTCAATTTAGTAGAGCAGGAAAAGTCTATCGACATGTTGTCTCTGTGTGACGAACTAAGGAATACCAACAAGCTTGAAGAGGTAGGTGGCGTAGAGTGGGTAAGCGTTGTGGAAGGCTATGCTCCTACCTCACAAGCGATCACTCATCACTGTGACAAGATCAGGTCACTTGCCATACAGCGTAGCTTCATAGGTAAGATGACCCGTTATATAGAGCAAGCTCATAAGATCAGCGATGATCCATCTGCATTGTTAGAGGATGCATATGGATCAGTGTTCAACCTAATGAACAAGGCGAGTGAGAAGGGTGCGGACAAGGATGTGTTCACACCTAAGCAACTGGCTGAGTTGTCATTCACTAATGCTAAGGCACGTTTCGAGAATCCAGATGGCTACCGTGGTTTACAGACAGGCATACGTGGTCTGGATAAGTACATCAAACAACTCAGAGATCTCAATGTCGTGGCAGCCAGTACTGGCGTAGGCAAGACAGCCCTATCTCTGAACATAGCTCTCAACCTTGCCCTTCAAAAGATACCAGTTCTATACATCAACCTTGAGATGGACATAGATCAGATCATGTGTCGTGTGCTGGCTAACTTATCAGGTGTGGCAGTAGATGAGATAGAGCTGGGTGAGTACAAAGATCCATCACGTTTCGCAGAGGTAGCAAGGATAGCCAGCAAGATAGAGAACTCTGAGCTGTACATCACGCATAACAAATCAAAGAACATAAACAAGATCATCAGCCTGATCAATAAGTACCACAGCAAGTACGGCATTAAGCTGGTGATAATTGATTACATCGGTCACATCGATGGTGATGAGCGTTCAATGAAAGAGAACAACAGGCGTATCAGTCTTGGTCGATACAATCAGTTGCTCAAAAAGACATGCGTACCGTTAGACATCAAGGCTCTTGTTGTAGCACAGATGAATCGTGACGGGGATAAGGAACCTGATATCGGTAACGTAGGTGAGTGCTGGCAGTTAGCGCAAGACGCTGACCTGTTCATGATTTTATACTTCGAGATGATGAAGAACTCTGACACTGGGCCTGACGCACCGGAACAGTTCAAGCAGTATTACATTAAGGGTGCTAAGAACAGGAACGGACGTGCGCCATTCATTGTTCCTATCAACTATAACCAAAACACTCAAACCATAACGGAGGCAGATGGACTACGAACAGGAAGCAGCCAAATTGTTAGACAAGAAGGGATGCAAGCCCTTAAGGCCGCAAGCTCTCTCTTTAATGGGGACAATTGTTAATGAAGTGTATGACGAAATGTATGATGACACCAAGGCAAAGCATCCAGAGTATACGAGCATTGAGCTACAACGCTACGCCTTGGATTACACCTTTAAGAAGCTCAACATCAGCAAGAACGATGAGTGGCGTAACCTGTTAGCACGCAATGGTTACGTCATGATGTGGTCACCGTTGTTAGATGAATCGTTCTACCTGTGTAAGGACGAGATGTTCGATCAGCTCAACGGTAAGTTCGATGAAGTTGTATACAAAGTATCAGAGTTGGAAGCACTCAAACTACTAGACAAGGAGGATGTTAAGTGGATGCACGAGGGGAAAAAGCTGAAAGGCTCAATACTACCACAAGAAACGTGATCAGCAGTCTAAGCTTCGTGGTCAAGGAGCAACAGCAGAAACTGGAAGTAATAGCTACACACTTGGAGTACTTAACAGAGCTAATAGACAAGGAGGAATCAGATGGTGTTTGCGATGATAATGAAACATGAAGGGAGTCATCTTTGATTGAATATCTGTATGTCATGCTCTCGTGTACTACGTTGTTCTCCATATGGGGGCTGACTAATCACCATCATAGGTGGGCGATACCGCTAGGCATAGTGTTGCAAGGATTGTGGATCACACGATGGATCTACACTGGTCAGTACGACATTATCATTATTGATCTAGGGATATTGTTTACTTACATGGATTATTTTCTGAAGCGCAGGAGGGTACGTGAGCAAAGCAAGTCGTAACAAGGGCCAGCGTGGTGAGCGTGAAGTATGCAAGCTACTGGCTGAGAAGTTAGGTGGTGAGTTCAAGCGCAACCTTATGCAGACAGCTGAAGGTGGCTACGATGTGATCGGGCTGGAAGGCTGTGCGTTAGAGGTGAAGCGGTGCGAAACATTATCTATCAATTCATGGTGGGATCAGGCTAAGGAGCAGGCTGAAGTAAACACTTGGCCTGTACTGTTCTATCGCAAGAGCAGGCAGCCTTGGAGTGTAGTAATAGAGATTGGCATGGCTAATAAACAGCCAGCCACATCATTCGGACATGACCGGATGACAGTGGACGTTGATACGTTCATAAAAATATACAAGTGGAGGAGTGTTGGATGACGGATAAAAAGCTAGACCTACGCTACAAAATTGAACGCCCTGATGTTGCAATGGAAAACCTGCAAAATGAGTTGATCAAGGTAGGTGGTAAGAAGACGAAGGCGTACAAGGAGCTAAGACTGATCATAGAGTACGTGATCTACATAGAAGGCAAGATGGATCTTAAGGATAAAAACTTTGCCCGAATGAAGAAGACTATTGCTGAACTGGAGGAGATGACTAAATGATAGAAAGAATATCTAACATAGACTTCTTAGATGGAGACAACTGGGGCATAGAGTACTTCAGCCCAAAAGAATTTGATTGCACGCATTGCGGTAATAACGAGACAGCGATGGAGTTAGTGTACAGGTTGGATGAACTGCGTTCATATTATGGTCATCCACTTAAGATTACATCTGGGTATCGATGCCCTCACCATCCGCTAAGTATTAACAAGCCAGTGGGTAGCATGAGTAGCCACATTAAAGGTCTTGCAGCAGACATAGCTATATCAGGGTCACGCCAACGCTTCATGGTACTGGCATTGATACATGAGTATGACATCTTTCAACGTGTTGGTATAGCAAAGGACTTCATCCATGTTGATATTGATCAGGACAAAGAGCAGTTGCTAACGTGGTTATACTGATGTCTTTCACTATTAGAGTAATCAGATTTGTGTTCCAAGTATTAATCGCAATAGCGTTATTTATAGTGTTCGCTCCAATAAAAATATGGGAAGAACTTAAAAGATGAATAAAATAATTGCAACGCTGAGAGCTATATTCCAATTCCCAATGTACTTCTTAAAGTTTGGGCCTATCAATAGTGTGCTGATGTTTAAGAAAGTTTGTGGTTACATTTGGGTTAAGCCACCTAAATAACCTCAGTAACTATATCCCCAAAGAATGTCCCACCGTTTGCGGAAGATAAGCCTACTATCTTCTTAGCCATAGGAACAGCTGCCGTGTAGGCGTTCTCAAATTCTGGTTGGAAGGCACACTCATCTGATATCACAAGACTAGCAGTATGAGATCGGATGATGTGCCCTCCTTCTGGAATCCCCCACACTATACTCCCGTTAGCAAACCTCATCTTCGAGTAACTACACTCAACTGGATTCATCTCCTTCAGCCAATCTGGCAGGTGATGGTACACGAATGACATACGGCTATTCTCTGGCTTCTTGTCATACACCAGTGATGCGGCATCCTCTTCCTTCTTACTCTGGATAAATATACTTTGATGAGGGAAGAACATAGCCATCCATAGAGCGTACAAAACCATCACCCAAGACATACGTATCTGTCTACTCTTGGGGATGAACACTCTACTCGACTCATGCACTGCACTAATGACAGCCTTTAAGTAATCCTTCGGAGGGAAGGGTTTCACTGGCGTGTCTGAGTCATGCTCATCCTTGGTCATTACTATGCCAGAGAAGATGAAGTTATTTGGGTGAGCTATCCATTCCTTTAGAAGTAGAAGCTGGTGCAATTCCTGTAAGGAGTCCGGTGATAGCCTCTTCAATGCTCTTGCCACTGACTCCTTGTCCAGCCCCGATAACGCTTGCGACTGCGTGCTTAGTTGGTTTGTCATATCCGAACATATCTCTTAATGATTTAAGTGCATCCATCTTGTTATAGAACTTAAGCTTAATCAGGTTCTTGCCATTGGCTCCCTTGCCAGAGCGTGCTTCCTCTATCTCTGCCACTGGTTTGAGGTCAGTGAAGTTAGACTTCTTAACCTCAATGCCACCGTCCTGAGTAAACTTGTAGTAGTCACTGGGATCAAGGAAGGCTATACGAGCGTACTCCTTAGCCACCTTGTCCAGTGTACATTCTACTTTCTCTTCAAGTTCTTCCTTACGTGATTCCCATCTAGCGAGGAACTTCTTGTCCTTCATCAGAGCAGGCACACGTTTCTCCAGAGACTTGACAGCATAGCCAGCTAACATGGCTGACCTATACTTACTCTGTGATGGATGCATTATGAGCAGCTCTATGAACTTGTCTTGCTTGTCATAGTGCTTGCCTATATTAGCCCCCTCTTCTATTGCCTCTCCTAAGTCAGACATTATTTACCTCGCTTTTTCTTGGGTGCATCAGTGATCACTGCACTTAAATCATCTTCAGCCTCTTGCTCTGGCGTGCATAGCATGGCATCTACCTTGGCATCAAGTTCTTCGATTGCGCTAGTTAGATGCTCACATAGCCTTACTATTTTCTGTGTGAATGGATAGGGGTCTTGATAGTTCTCAGGCAGAAGGAGAACTTTCATTTCTTTGATTTCTTCTAATTGTTTTAACATAATTCCTCTAATGATACCCAGCTCTGAGTTTAGGACTAGGCACATATGTCTTAGCCCCTTTGCTCTTGTCGTAATACTCCAGAAGTCTCACCATGCAATCACGAGCTGGTGGATAGTTTGCCTTGATGGCTTCTGGACATCTGCCCCATACCTTAAGTTGTGATCCTTCACCGTTATTCTTAGTGCGTGCGAACCATTCACGTAGAATAATTGAGTTATGATTTCTCCGTTTCTCATCCTCAAATATTACACGCACTCCTAACTGCTTACGTATTCTGTTACGCATCTCTTCATCAGAGCAGACAAGGATCAGTCTCTCTACTCTGTTATCGTTCATGAACTGTCTAAGCTCTTCGATGAACTCTTCTGACAGCCTGCCTGATACCTCGTTGAACACGTGGTACTCAGGATCGTCAACCCATTGCTTAGTTTTCCTTAAGTATATGCGTGGTATCTTTGCAGATACAGCGCAATAAGCATTGGGATGATCATCACTGCCAAGAAATAAGCTGGCTGTCACTCTCTCACATGGATGCCACGCATTCCTATAATGTAATGACAAGCCAGCTTGTGTTACATCAATCTTGTTATCCATCTATCCCGTGATGTTTATTAGGTGTCATACTGGAACTGTCAACCACATTACCTACCTTCTGTCCCATCTCTCTACGCCCTGCATCAGTGAAGCAAGCGTTACACAGATCACCCATCAGGTTAGTTGACTTGGCATAGTCATCACCGAATTCTGCTTCGTTCTCTTTGTTGGTGTTATATTTTGGCATTTATTTACTCCTCATTTTTTTTAGGTATTTCTTAGGGTCAATCTTTTTCTTTGGCATTACTGCTGGCCCTTTCCTTAAGAATTTCTTAGGGTCAATCTTTTTCTTTGGACGTTTAGCTGGCCCTTTCCTTAAGAATTTCTTAGGATCGATCTTTTTCTTTGGGTCATACTTGGATACCATGCCGTTCTCCTTAGTTTACTATATGCTTCTTCGTCTAGTTTTTTTACGCTCACCATAGTAAGGCAATTTCTTTACCTTGGCACCCTTCCTCTTCTTTGGTGTCTTAGCCCAGCCTGATGGATGATCTTCCTGTTTCTTCCTTCTTGGCTTTGTCTTTCGTGGTTTACGTGGCACTACTTTAATACCCATGCTGTTCTCCTTAGTTTACTATATGTTTACTAACATCGAAGCTGTCTACCTTCTCAGCCATCCAGTTAGTGGACAACATTTTGAACACATACTTCGTTGCATCAATGCTATGGTTGTTCTTGTCAATCATAGTTTCCTTCACGTTCTTATGCTGACCTGTCACGTTAGCCCACTCTGCGTATCTCCACTGAGACATCTCACTCCAGTGACTCTTGCAACTCTGGAAGATCCTATAGCGTGGATTACTGTGCGCTCCCTTCTTGTTATCAAGCTTGCCCCACATCTGTTCGTTAATCAGTTCAGCAAACTCAGTATCACCACCACGTGTACCCTTAATGAAGTGGACTCCCTGTTCACTAAACAGTTGTGCCATGCTGACAAGATCGGTTACGCCAGCACGTTCCTGTGTCTTAGCCCATACACTAGGATCAGCTACAATCCACTCTAGACGGTCATACAGTTTATGTTTCTTAATAGCTTCACAAGTAGCGACATATCCTGAGTTCCTTTTGTAGAACTCGTGTGTTAAATAGTAATCATCATTCTTCTTGTCATGCGCTACTACCACGAAAGCTGTTGTCCCACGCCCAGCATAGTCAAAGCCGCCATATAGTTTCCAGTCATCGGGGATCTCGAAGGGTGCAATGTATATTCGCTCCCGGTATTTCTCCATATGTGGGAATACAAGCTGACCTCCTTGTGCGTTGAAGTCGATCTCCATTTCCCTGCGCCACTTAGCTCCCTCCATACCACCGGGATAGCCACGCAATGCCTTGGATAACCATTGCTTGCCAGCTGGCGTATCCATGTCCTTATCCTCATCGGCTGAGTAGTGGACACGTATCACACGCACGCCATCCTTTGTCATGTAATCGCTAAATCCCTTCATCTATTCAACCTATTAAGTTCTCTTCTGAAATCTTTGTTGTCTATATGTGGGATTTTACGCAGTATGTTATTCATTTCAATCTTGGTATCGGGTGTGGCACTCTTATATGCGTTATAAAACATCCTTGCTCTGGTCACCGGGTCACGCTCACCTTTTATCTTGTACCACATCCAAGGGTTTTCAACGTGACCCACCTTCCTGTGTAGCTCGACTGCATTATCCCACTTACGCTTAAGTTTAGCTGCGTGTTCACGATTCTTTGAGTTACGTATTACAATGAATGCATCCTTAGATACCTCAAGCTGTTCCTTGTGGCCCCTAGCCCTCCTAAACTTATCCAGATGGTAATTAATAAGGGTATTATCATCCGCTCGTTCAGAGTTTACACTTAGCCTTGCCTCCTCAGCCTTCTTGTCCATCTCAAGGTTAGTCCCATCAGTCCACTTAATGAGTCTACTGAGTAATGGTATCTTCTTGTTTAGCTCAAGGAATGATTCCATCTTTGTCTTCTCAAGCTTGATCCCTTCTTCAGGTGACAAGTAATCCTTTACAGATGTCGTAGTAATATCCAAGAACTTGATAGCTGAGTTAGATGGGGTGATGAACTGTGAGAATACATATCTCAACCTCACTGGGGAGAACGGCTCTCCCGGCAACGCAAGGTTAAGTGTGTCAGCAATCGCTGAAAATAAGAAGTGTGTGTCAGGACTTCTCTCCTTGCCCCTGTCGGAGGTAGGCAGCTCCTTACCTTTATATATGTCTGAATCAAAGTATGAGTCATAGTTGTTAAGGTAACCCATCATCGCTCTCATCACAGGCGGCATATCACTTAGGAACGGAATGATTGGCTCGACAGATTGCCACAACTTGTCATAGTCAGGCTCCATGAACCCCTTTGGTGCAAAATCATGATCAGTAGCACTGTGTAATTCCTTCATTACCTTAGAGAATGCGAGTGTATACAAGCCAGTAAGTGCTGCCTGTCCCTGATCCATAGCTATCCTGAGATATGGATACCG